TACAATCTTCAAGGACAAGCTATGAATTGGTGGGTGATTGCCTTCTTGATCTTAGCCGCGCCCATTTGGCTGCCGCTACTCTACATGACCTTCTTCTTCGGCTTGCTGGTCTTTATCATCCTCTGGACGGCGCTCTGTTGGGTCTTTGGTGCCAAGTTTGAGATCAAAGACCTAGACAGCGATGCGCCGATAGGTTATGTGCGTTGGTTCAAATTTACTCGATACTCTCAGGAGAAGTAGATGTTTAGTTCATCCGTCCGTTTTTCACGCCAAGCCATCCGCGTTGCGCAGGCCGGTCCTACCGGTAATGAGAGCGTCATCATCCCGACCGTGGTTGAACGCGCCTACTTAGAAGACAAGTTGGCTGCTGCCCGCGCCTACCTGGACAGCCGTGGTATTTCAGATGTCAAGGCTCTCATCGCCGCAGATCAAGAGCAGCGTCGTCTGCGTCGTGCTGCCTAATGGGCTTCTTCTACTACATCGGAATGGCCTTCGCCATCACCGGCCTCGCATCCATCGAAAAGCTGATCAACGGCAACTCCTGGATGTTCTGGTTCATGATGTTTTGCGCTGGCATCTTTTGGGTCGCTGCCTTCGGTCGCCATGTTATGGACAAGGCACCTACCTTCCCTGATAATGAAGAGCCGTAAGTGCTAAATATTCAGTCACCCTCTAAGGAGTACTGGATGCCCAAGGTCAGCAAGTTCAAAATCGGCGATGTAGCCAAGGTCAAAGACCTGATGTCACCTGATGACATCTGGAATGGCACGACCGTCATCATCACCAGCAATCCATATGAGCACCCGAAGACCGGCTGTATCGTGATGAATGTGATGGTGGATGAGACTACCGGCTGGGCAGTCGAGGCATGGAACCTTGAAAAAGTCGGTGAAGACGAGTATGATGCGTATGTTGATAAGCGCTACCTGGACCCGAATGGGACCGGTGAGCCTTACGACGGCAACAAGGTCGTCAGGTGGCAGGACTGCGTCTGGCAACCTAAGAACTTGCGGAAGAGTGACTATCAAATATGAAAGAGCAACCGGCTAAGTGGAAGTTGGATGGCTGTGCCTGCGTCGTCGATGCGTATCGCTATATCAAGATGTGTAAGAAGCATGAAGATGAATGGGCCACTATTCACGCGCAAGCGCAGGCCGACTACGAAGTCAGCAGCAAACTGTTCGACGAAGGACGCCAGAAGCGCATAGACGCGGAAGCCGCTGGCACCCTCTACCAACCTACCAACAACTTGATCAAGGCTCTGAGTGACGGAGATTTGACCTCGTTGATGTGATGCCCTAACTGCCTGACGCCAGTTGGGCTAAATAGATTTGCTTTGCAGGCCGCAGCCCGATGCCCTTGATCGGGCAGTTTGCGTTTAGGAGGCCAGGAACCAGGATCCCTAAATACTGCTATCGCGTATAGGAGTATTACAACTATGGGATTCCCGATCAGCCCAGGCATCGCTACCGCAGAAGTCGACCTCACCACATCCATTCCAGCCGTTGCCACATCAACCGGCGGATTTGTGGGTCGTTTCAACTGGGGTCCGGTCAACTACATCACTCCAATCTCAACAGAAGTTCAGTTGGTCAATACCTTTGGCCAGCCAGACAGCAACACGGCTGATAGCTTCTTCACGGCTGCCGACTTCCTGTCCTACTCTAGCGACATCCAGATCGTCCGTGCGCAGGGCACCGGTATGTTGAACGCAACCGGCTCCACGGTCGGTGCGGCTGCTGCGATCGAAGTTGATAACCCGACCATCTATTTCAGCAACCTATACAGCACGGTCCTCGCATCCAACAACTTCATCGCCCGCTACCCTGGCGTCCTGGGTAACGCTCTTGAAGTCGTTGTGTTCGCAAACACCGCATCATTCTCAGCGATCAAGGCTAACACCCTTGACCCACTCTACACCTTCGCCAACTATTTCAGCTGGGCACCGAATACCACACCATACTGCACCCAGGTCACCGCAGGCGCAGTCACCGGCGACGAACTTCACATCCTCGTCCTCGACAGCAGCGGTCAGATCACCGGTACGGCTAACACCGTGTTGGAGACCTACCAGGGTCTGTCCCGTCTGTACGATGGTCAAGATGCGTATGGCAACAGCAACTACTACAAGGAAGTCCTCTGGCAGAAGTCCAACTGGGTCTATGCCGTCGGCGTCCCTTGCTCCAACACCGTAGGCTGGGGCAACACCTCTACACAGCAGATCAGCACGCCTGCCTTCGGCAACGATGCTCGTCCGAACGCAGCAATCTTCGTCGGTGGTTCAACTGGCAACACCCAGCCTGCTAACACCATCAGCGGCTGGGGTCTGTTCTCAGATCCGGCATTCACCCAGATTAATCTGGCGATGACCGGCTACTCCAACACGACTGTCCAAAACTATGTCATCCAGTATATCGCTCAGGTCCGTAAGGACTGTGTTGCCTTCGCGTCCGCGCCTCTGGCAGCAGACCAAGACCCAACCAGCCCGGTCAATCAGGTTCTAGCCTGGGGTGCGAATGTCGCATACAGCAGCTATGCGGTACTGGACACCGGCTACTACTACCGATACGACAAGTACAATGACGTCTACCGCTATGTACCACTCAACGGCTCTATCGCTGGCCTCTGCGCACGCACCGACAGCACGAATGCCCCATGGTGGTCCCCTGCCGGTCTCCAACGTGGCGTCCTGAACAACGTCGTCAAGCTGGCCTATAACCCAGGTCAATCTGACCGCAACGCACTCTACCTCGCAGGCATCAACCCGGTTGTCAGCCTACCTGGACAGGGCACGTTGCTCTACGGCGACAAGACCCACTTGAACTACTCCAGCGCATTCGACCACATCAACGTGCGTCGTCTGTTCATCGTCCTGGAACAGCAGATCAGTCTGGCTGCCCGCACGAGCCTGTTCGAGTTCAATGACACCTTCACCCGCGCTCAGTTCGTTGCTCTTATGAACCCATATCTGCGCACGATCCAGGGTCAGCGTGGTATCACGGCATTCCAGGTTGTCTGCGACACGACCAATAACACGCCTGCTATCATCAACGCGAACCAGTTCGTCGGCGACATCTATGTCCAGCCAGCGCGCAGTATCAACTACATCCTGTTGAACTTCGTGGCCGTGGCTACGGGCGTCTCATTCAGCGAAGTGGTCGGCCAAACAGGCGCGCAGTAACAGGGCTAAATAGAACAGGATCACCGGAGTAAAGTATGGCATTTAACGTCACACAATTCAGAACCAACCTAACAGGCGATGGCGCACGTGCCAACCTGTTTGATGTTCAGCTACCCTTCCCTGGCTACGTTCAGTTCGGTGGCAACGCAGGCCAGCTGGCTACCTTCCAAGTCAAGGCAGCACAGCTACCAGGCACCGCAATCGGCATGGCTCCTCTGTACTACTTCGGCCGTGAAGTCAAACTGGCAGGCAACCGTCAGTATCAGGACTGGACAGTAACAGTCATCAACGATGAGAACTTCACCATCCGCTCCGCATTCGAACAATGGATCAATGGTCTCAATGACCCAATCCTGAACGTCCGCAACGACGCTGCTTCCGTCATCGATGGTGGCTATGGCGTAGATGCCACGGTTACTCAGTACGGCAAAGATGGCTCCCAGATCGCTCAGTATCAGTTCGTCGGCATCTGGCCGATGGACATTACGCCTATCGAACTGGAATGGGGATCTAATGACACCATCGAAGAGTTCAGCGTGACCCTGGCGGTTCAGTACTTCTTGTCAAGCCAAGCTGGAGACTATCAGCCAGCTGCGGTCTAAGATCTTCCTTCGTGATGTAGAGGTAAAGTGATGGCTGCGCCAATCAAGCTATTCGGCTTCGAGATAAAGCGGACAGACAAAGAGACTGACCCGCCGGAAAGTGTCGTCAGTCCCGCGATGGATGACGGCGCGATCAACATCAACTCTGGCGCGCATTACGGCATATATGTGGACTTGGACGGCTCCTACCGTTCCGAAGTAGACCTCCTCTCCAAGTATCGCACCATGGCGATGCAGCCTGAAATGGAGAATGCCATCGATGACATCATCAACGAGGCAATCGTCCATGATGAGCATGGCAAGTCTGTTGATATCGTCCTGGATGACTTGAAGGTCGGTGATGACATCAAGAAGCTGATCCGCGAAGAGTTCGAGACGGTCCTCCGCCTACTTGACTTCAACAAGTTCGGTCCTGAGATCTTCCGCCGCTGGTATGTGGATGGTCGTGCCTATTGGAATGTCATCATCGACAGCGACAACCCACGCGATGGTATCCAGCAGCTGGTCTTTATCGACCCACGACGCATCAAGAAGATCCGCAACATCACCAAAGAGAAGAACGCGGATGGCATCGAAGTCATCAAGAAGATCGAAGTCTTCTACCTGTACAACGAAAAGATCGTCAATAACAACATCCAGTCCCCGCAGATCATCGGCAACTTCGCCGGTGGTGTCAAGCTCAGTCAGGACAGCGTCATCCACCTGACATCCGGCCTGTTCGATCCGGCCAAGTCCGTGGTGCTGTCCTACCTTCACAAGGCCATCCGCCCGATGAACCAGCTGCGCTTCATCGAAGACGCCACGGTCATCTACAAGGTCAGTCGCGCACCTGAGCGCCGAGTGTTCTATGTGGATACCGGCAATCTGCCCCGCGCCAAGGCTGAGCAGTACCTGAAAGACATCATGACCAAGTTCCGCAACAAGGTCATCTATGACAGCGGCACCGGCGAGATCCGTGATGACCGCAAGCACATGTCCATGCTGGAAGACTTCTGGATGCCTCGTCGCTCCGGTGACAAGAGCACCGAGATCACGACCCTACCGGCTGGCCAGGGCTTCGATAACATGGATGCGGTCCTCTACTTCGAGAAGAAGTTGTACCGCGCCCTGTGCGTTCCGATCAGCCGCCTGGAAAGTGGCACCGGTTTCAATATCGGTCGCCCGGAAGAGATCAGCCGTGATGAGTTGAAGTTCGACAAGTTCGTCCAGAAGCTGCGTAACCGGTTCAGTATCTTGTTTGATGAGTTGCTGGCCCGTCAGCTGACCTTGAAGGGTGTCTGTACGCTCGATGAGTGGGCACAGTTCAAGCAGGTCGTCCATTACAAGTTCGTCAAGGACAACAACTTCACCGAGTTGAAGGAAGCAGAACTCCTCACCAACCGCATCAATACACTCGTGTTGATGGAGCCATTCGTGGGTCAGTACTTCTCCAAGAAGTGGGTCCAGATAAATGTGCTTCAACTCGATGAGCATGAGATCGATGAGATGGAGAAGCAGATGAACAAGGAAGCTGCCAAGTTGGAGAAGGAAGCCGGTGACCTCGCTGGTGGAGCACCTCCTGGTCCGCCTGGTCCTGGAAAGACCGGCGACAACGGCGCGCCGACCGGCGCAGCCGAGCCGCAACCGACCTCTAACCCGGCTGAACTGAACAAGCGTGTCGCTAATCAGCTGGTCTAAACTGCCTGACGACAGTTGGGCTAAACTCCTGATAGCATAAATACCACATAA